ACAGGGTGTGATAACACTGCCTTAGGTACTTGTGCGTTACGTGCTAATACTACGGGCGATCAAAATACCGCAGTTGGTATGCTTGCTTCTAACAGTAATACTACCGGTAGGTGGAATACTGCGATTGGCAAACTTGCTATGGCTAATAACACTACTGGCTGCCTTAACACTGCCTTAGGTTTTAGTGCTCTTGGTTATGCTAATACAACAGGAGATGGCAACACAGCTTTAGGTGGGTATGCTGCTAATTACGGCACAACAGGCTCTCACAATACCTCTGTTGGATATTGTAGTGGGGGTAGTAACTTAACGACAGGCAGCAATAATACACTTTTAGGTTATGCTGCTGTACCAAGTTCTACCGCTGCTTCTAACGAAATCACATTAGGCAACTCTTCAGTTACTAACCTTCGTTGTAACGATACAACTATTTCTTCACTATCCGATGAACGTGATAAAGATGAAATTGAAGATATCCCATATGGTGTTGATTTCATCAAGGATCTACGTCCTGTTAAGTTCACATGGAAACGCCGTGACGGATCAATGGAAGGTAAGGTTGACATTGGTTTCATTGCTCAAGAACTTGATGCTGTGGAAGAGAAATGGCAGTCACATCCGTATACCCGCCTAGTCCACAAAGACAATCCCGAGAAGTGGGAAGCTGATCCGATGAAAACTTATCCTATTGTCGTAAACGCTATCAAAGAGCTAGATGCTAGGCTAACGACGTTGGAAAATACATAGGCTCTGATTGCTATTATTGTTACAAAGCTGTATAATATTTAAGCAATTAGCGTGGGCAGAGCCATGGATCAGGATAGGGCACAATACAGATTCGAATCTGATAGACGACTTGATCGTATTGAGCTAAAGCTTGATAAGGTTGCTGATGCTCTAGAGACTCTTGCTCGCACCGAAGAAAAACTGCTATCTATGAATCAGCGTGTCGTGGTCATGGAGAAGAAGATGGAGGCAGGTTATGCCGAGCACATTAAGCTGATTGAATCTGCCAAAGATGCCCACATGACTTCCATGATGTTAGATCGTGCTCTTCTAAGGATTGATACCTTAGAAGATATCACTGCCAAGCTGAACTCGGCCTTTCTTGAAAACAGTCTAAAAACCAACGACCTAGTAAGCAACAAAAAAACCGTAGTGGCATGGGTGAGCGGTTTAGTTAGTACGGTTTTAGTCTGGTACTTCACAGCTAAAGGCGGGCTATGAACAATAGCGAAGAATACCGTGGTCTCTTAAGAGTGTTAAGTAGTATTGCTACGAGCCTAGAGCTACAAGACCAACGGGCAGGGCGTCAAGTTAAGTTATGTCTTGCGTTAGGTATTGCGGTTATTTGTTCAATAGCGGTGTTAGGGCTAACTATTGTCCTTTTGGTGGATATCAGGAGTCTACTATGATCGAATTACTTATCGGTGCAATAACTCCACTACTTAACAAGGTTATCCCTGATAAGACAGAGGCAGCTAAATTAGCCCATGAGATAGCAACACTGGCAGAGAGACAAGCCCATGAGCTGGCAAAACTTCAAATCGAAACTAACAAAGCTGAAGCTAGCAATCCATCGATGTTTGTCGCCGGATGGCGGCCCTTTACGGGCTGGGTGTGTGCTTCTGCACTTGCTTTTAATTATATTGTGTTACCTATTGCCAACTATGTATGTAGTATATTTTTAGATGTGCCTGTACCTACTGATATGGACGTCATGCTTCCTGTGCTTCTGGGTATGCTGGGTCTTGGAGGTATCAGAGGATATGAAAAAGTCAAAGGAGTGGCGAGATCAAAATGAGCGATAGACGATTAATTGACATGCTTATCCTCCATGAGGGTAAGCGACATCATGTGTACGAGTGTTCATCCGGCAAGCTTACTATTGGTGTAGGGCGCAACCTTGAAGATCTAGGGCTAACAGATGGCGAGATAGATTTCCTGCTGCGCAACGACCTTATGCGAGTACAGGCAGAATTACTTCAGTCTGTTCCTTGCTTTAGAAGACTTTCTGAGACTCGCCAAGACGTACTAATAGATATGTGCTTTAATCTCGGCATTAGTCGTCTCATGCAGTTCCAGAAGATGCTCACGGCACTTGAGATTGGCGATTACATGGAAGCCGCTGCTGAGATGCTTGACTCTCGATGGGCCAAACAAGTAGGTATACGGGCTGTTAGGTTAGCTAAAATGATGGCTACTGACGAGTGGCATATTTGATAGAGTGTACTAAGCTTATAATAGTCAGTTCCCCTGACTGACTAGCATTTTAGTTATACTCCTTATATTTCATGATATTCCCCTAGGAAACTAGGGGTTTTTTCTTCCTAGCGGCCTGAGTACTACTGTAATATACTGAATAAGAACTACATTTAGGGTATTCACATGGTCGCTTTAAACATTCGCTCTTTCGATGGCATTTCTCCGAAAATTCCAGCGCGGTATCTAAAAGACTCTCAAGCACAGATTGCGGATAATAGTGACGTGTTTAGCGGTAGTTTGAAGCCTATTAAGGCTTTGGGTTCTCAAGTTGCTTCTGTAGGCACTAATAAACAGACGATCTACAAGTTTGGTCAGGACGTTGATAATCCTGCTACTGGGTGGCTCTCTTGGAGCACAGACGTAGATGTTTGTCGTAGCCAGATCGCAGGTGATACTGAAGAGTGGACATTCTATACGGGCGATGGGTATCCCAAAGCTATCCGTGCTGGTGCCACAGGCTCTCCAATTCATTTAGGCATCGCAGCTCCAGCAACTCCGATATCAGCAACTCCCGGCGTTCCCCCTGCAGATGTTGATCAGCTAGTCGCCGAGACGCGTGTATACACTTACACATATGTATACAAAGTAGGAAGTCGCAGTATTGAGTCTGCCCCCGCTCCGGCCTCTGGCACTGTAGATATTTACCCCGGCCAGAACGCCATTTTAGGTAGCGTTGGTACTATTTCTTCGGGGTATAACGCAACGCACGTTCGTTATTACCGTGCGGTTGACGGCACGTTTTTGTTCGTAAAAGAAGTAACCTACGCTAGCGCACTAGGCGGCACTACTGACACTGTTGATCCAGAATTGCTCGGTGAAGTTATCCCGTCTTTGGACTGGCTAGAACCCCCCGACACGCTGAAGGGCTTAATTAACTTACCAAACGGCGTGATGGCTGGTTTTGATGGGCGCGATGTATTTTTCTGCGAGCCTTATGTGCCTCATGCATGGCCAGATGCTTACCGCCAAACACTAGATTATCCTGTTGTAGGACTTGGCGTTATAGACACGACCTTGGTTGTATTAACTAAGGGTACGCCATACTTTATCCAAGGTTCACATCCTGATTCCATGGTGGTTGTTCGTTCTGATATGGAGCAATCCTGCCTTTCTAAACGTAGCATTGTCAGCTTCAATAACACCGTAGTGTATGCTTCGCCTGATGGCCTTATGTCACTTAGTTCAAGCGGATCACGCATGATAACTGTGGATAGCTATACTCCCGAACAGTGGCGTGCAGCGTTTAACCCCGCGTCCATTGTCGGCTTCCATACTGACATGAAGTACGTAGCGTTTTATGATACAGGTACTAAACAAGGTTCGTTTGTTTACGACTTTAGTACGCAGCAGCTTACTCTCAACAACTTTTACTATGAAGTTGGTTACCATGACATGCGTGCTGATGTCCTTTACTTAGCTAGTTCAGCCGGAGCTGTTCTCCCGTGGGGTACAGGCAGTGCCGTAGCGTACCAGTGGAAGTCTAAGAAGTTTTCGCTCCCTCGCGTGTTAGGTATGTCATGTATGCAGGTTGAAGCTGAAAGCTACCCAGTTACAGCTAAAATATACGCTGACGGTAATCTTATTCATACACAGACAGTAGACTCAAGGTTTCCATTCCGTTTGCCAGCTGTATCAGCTAGGGATTGGGAGTTTGAACTGACAGGCACCCCTGAAGTTTTCCAAGTAGCTATTGCTCAATCTATGGAGGAGCTAGCGAATGTCTAGTAAGCCCGGCTCAAAGTTACCTACAGTCACCTCTAATATACCTAGAGATTTACGCACTTATTTAGATCGAGTTCGTGATGTGCTATCTGGCGCAGGTGCCAATGGCCTTATCACTAAAGATGATTTAGTTAGTTACGGGATTATTGACCGCAACGGCAACCTAATAGATCAGGACTTCGAGCGCGGCGGCTATGTTACTCCCTCGCCTGTTACTGGCTTCACTGCCACAGGCGGGTACCGCATCGTTACCTTAGATTGGGATTTACCCTCTTATTTGGGCCATGCGTATACAGAGATTTTAGCGACTGATCCTTTTGATACACTAACACCCCCCGCCGACCTTACTCCGTTTCAAGACGTAGAGAATGCCGTTGTCGTAGGTATCGCTGGCGGCGCTGTTTATAGCGACCCTGTTGGCGGTAGCAAGTCTAGATACTACTGGGCTAGGAACGTAAACATTGCAGACGAACGCGGCCCAATTAATGCTGTTGGAGGCACACTTGCTGAGACTGCTGTTGACGTAGAGTTTCTGCTAGAAGTACTTAACAAATCAATAACTCAAAACGAGTTAGCTGACGATCTAGCGGGTAGGATTGATCTAATTGACGCTGATTCCACTGTCGAAGGATCAATTAATTACTACATTGAACAAGTAAATAACGATATAGACTACATAGAAAACACTACTATACCGACCATAAATAACAACGTAACTAATATCAACAACCATGTTGAAGCTATTGCAGATGCAGTTGCCTATGACCCCGCAACGACATACCAAGCAGGGGACATGGTTTACTACAATAAGAAGTTGTATGAAGCTAAACAAACTACAACAGGTAACGTGCCAACTAACACTACCTATTGGAAAGAGCTAGGCAACTTCAGCATACTTAAAGAAGAAACTGATACTAGCTCGGCGGCTATCATTGCACTTAATGATGTTTCAGCAACTTCTGATTCAGCCGCTGCTAGAGCGCTTTGGACTATGCAAGCCACAGTTAACGACCCTAATACTGGTTTAGCAGCTGCTCATGGTGAAATTACATCCCTTAATACCATAGATGTAAATAGTGATTCTGTCTTAGCTAGTCAATTCGCTACTATAAAAGCCTCAGTTAACGACCCAAATACTGGCTTAGCCGCCGCTCATGGTGAAATTACTTCACTTAATACTATAGATGTAAATAGTGACTCAGTTCTAGCTAGCCAATTTGCAACTATAAAAGCCACAGTTAACGATCCTGATACTGGTCTAGCCGCTGCCCATGGGGAGATTACATCTCTTAATACCATAGATGTAAATAGTGATTCTGTTTTAGCTAGTCAGTTCGCTACTATAAAAGCCACAGTTAACGATCCTGATACTGGTCTAGCTGCCGCACATGGTGAAATTACATCACTCAATACCATAGATGTAAATAGTGATTCTGCTTTAGCTAGCCAATTTGCAACTATAAAAGCCTCAGTTAACGACCCTGATACTGGCTTGGCCGCCGCACATGGAGAGATTACATCTCTTAATACCATAGATGTAAATAGTGACTCAGTTCTAGCTAGTCAATTTGCAACTATAAAAGCCGCAGTTAACGACCCAAATACTGGCCTACCAGCTGCACATGGTGAAATTAATGAGCTAAATAATATAGCAGTAGACAGTGGTTCAGCATTAGCGCAGGCGGTCTTCCAAGTTAATACTACTCTCTATGATGGTGAGGACGCTCTAACTACTACTGTACAGACCAACGCTCAATCTATTAACGGCATCCAAGGTAAGTATTCAGTAAAAGTAGATAACAACGGTGCTGTTGCAGGTTTTGGTCTTATATCTGACTTGAACGAGGCGGGCGGTGCAACTACTGCATTTGGCATTAACGCTGACCGTTTCTATATTTATCCAGACACGGATTACTCCCAAGATACAGCACCTGCTGGTAGCTTAGGCCAGCTGTGGTATGACACTGACGACAAAATTTACTACCGCCACAACGGCTCTGGTTGGGAAGTATTTACCCCCACCTCTCCGTTTATTGTACAAACTACGGATCAAAACGTGGGTGGAGTGAATGTCCCCGCAGGTGTGTATATCGACACAGCGTTCATTGCTGACGCAAGTATTACTAGCGCTAAGGTAGGCATTGCTGCCATTGACGAAGCTAAGATTGCTGACGGCGCTATTACTAACGCTAAGATTGACGATGCAGCTATTACCAATGCGAAGATAAGCGGTACGATTCAGTCTAGCCTAAGTACTGTGTCAGGGCGTCCTTACTGGTACATTGATCGCGGTGGCGATGCCGAATTTAGTCGCGTTGCTATTTATGCAGATGATGGGACGCTACTTCTCCGCTCTGGCGGGTCTAGCTTAGATACAGGCGGCACGCTAAGTACTACTAGGTTTTTAGAAACGTTTAATTATACGTCCACGTCTCAGCTTCCTTGGACTAACTATTCAGGGTTAGGTGAACTTAGTCTGCCAACAGGGCTAGGTGAATACGATGGTAAAGTACTTCGCATCGGTAATAACTCCGGCAATGACCAACAATGGCTAATAGGCAATAATAGTTACGTTATCTCACCGGGTAAGCTTTATAGAATTAAAGTTAGAATTAGACAAACGGCGGGGAGCGGCATTCTCTACCTAGGCGTTGCTGGTCGTAACGCCACTGACACAGCGTGGGTAAATATTAGCGGTACAAACTCCACTAGTAGTCAGCATTACTTCGCTGGTGTGGGGATTAATGCGCCAACCGCTTGGACAGAGTATACAGGTTACTTCTCTTCAACAGGTAATGGTACTGGGTATAAGCCGGACTACACCAATCCGGGCGTGATGCACTCTAGCGCAAAGTTCTTTAGGCCGTTATTACTCGTAAACTATTCCGGCGTTGCAGGGGTTACAGAAGTAGATTATTTCCGCATCGAAGAGATGAACACTAATCCTGACGCCGCCGCAGACATGGCAAGTTCAGGAGCAGCCATTGGTGGCATGGGTAGCTTCCAGTTCATTAAGAACTCCCTCGTTAATGGAACGGGCAACAATGGCGAAATACAAATAACGGCGGGTAGGTTTTACCACCCTAACGGAACAAGCGTTGACGTCACTGCTTCCGAGATAAACACAAACTACGAAGGTTCTTGTGTCCAAGACAGATTTTTTGTTTTGTACTCTGCGTCTAATGTAAAAACTCGTTTCTCGTCACTTACTTTCCTTGCGGTAAACACTACTCAGTTTTTCATTGCTGTATATGACGATTACTATAAACGCTGGTTCGCTGTCGATAACTACAACAATAGGCAAGTATTTACGCCACTAGATACCGACTGCATTGTTGCTTATGGCTCTAAAACCACGGTAGGTACAGACACGGTAAACGATACTGGTATTGATCAGTTAGTTAGCCTTATGACAACTAACACCGCCTTACCAGAGGACAACGCTACAAAAAGTAGTATCTATCGACAAACTTCAGCGCCTACGGGCGGCACGTACTCAACCAACGATTTGTGGATCGATACCGATTCAGTGCCTACTACTGTAAGTCAGTGGAACGGTTCTAGCTGGACAGTTATAGGTAACTACACAACCGATACAGACCAACTCAATGACGGCGCTAACTTAGGTGGCACGGCGGAATGGACTGGAGTTACGGGCACTGGTAAACCTGCTGACAACGCTACAAGAAACACGATCTATAGACAAAACTCTCAGCCTACGGGTGGCACTTATGTTTTAGGTGATCTATGGTATGACACTGACGCTGACCCTACCGCGCTTTACGCTTATAGCGGCAGCGCATGGGAAAAAGTCGCTAACGATATAACTAACACTAATGAGTTAACAGATGGCGCAGGCTTAGGCGACACTGCTGTTTGGAATAGTGTTACAGGTACTGGCAGGCCAGCGGATAACGCAGACGTTACTAACTACGATGACACAAGGGTATCCAACTATTTACAAGAAAATGCTGTCACTCGCATAAGCAACCCTGAAGGTGGGTCTTACAACTCAAGCGCTTCATCTATAACTGGTTGTATTCGTATACGATTGCCTCAAGGCTTTACCAACACAATGATGTCGTTTGAAGTGGCGGTGTTTGACTATGGAACAAACACTAGTTTTACGTTGCATCTAAGTGGGTATACTTATAATGGCCCTTTGTGGACAAGAACTTCTGCTAGCTTAGTAGGTAGTACGGCGGCTCAAAACCGCGTAAGGTTCGGCACTGACTCGTCCGGTAAAGCTGTTATATTGATTGGTCTTACTTCTACTAGTTGGAGTTACCCAAAAGTCGCTGTCAAGAATTGGGTCGGTGGGCATACTAACTACAGTGTATCTCAATGGAGAACGGGCTGGAGTATAGATGTCGCTAGTTCCGTCTCCGGTTGGTCGCAACACGTTGACTACCCTGACGCGCTACTTGATGCTAAATCCATAGTAGGCCAAGGTGCGTTTGCTACTGTAAGTGAGATTAACAGCTCTAACTATTCTACTTATATTAAATACCTAAGCGCAGACGCTATAGAAACAGGTACCTTGGACGCAAGCGCCGTGACTATAGCTGGTATATCACCGACCTTTAATATTAAGTCAGCGTCTAGCGGCGCACGCATGGAAATGACAGCTAGCACGATTAAGATTTATGATGCTACTGGCATGAGAGTTAGACTAGGGAATCTAGCGTAATGGCTTACGGTTTAGAGATATACGGCCCAAATCAGGAACTGTGGCTAGGTGTTACGGATAACCTAGTCGTATTCTATGAGCTTGTTATTGGCACTTATAGCGGCACACAAACTGACTTCGTGTTAACTAACCAGACTATCCCAGTCTCTGCTGATGTAATAGGTTTCGAGATTGTTAACGGCACTATGACGACTAAATACGCAGAAGTGACATATGTGTACCCTACTGGTCGCGTTTTGCGCGTAACGTCTGCCCAACCTTTGCCTAGCCAGACAGTTACTTACGCTGTTATGGGTGGGGTCGCGCTATGAGTTACGGCTTTAAAGTCTGGAACAATAGCGGTGATCTAATTATCAGTACTGAAGGCGGTACTACGTTATACCAAGAATCTACGGCTGAAAATGGCTCTGTCACTACTGGCGCGATAAGCGGGTTCAGGTCTACCGCGAGTGTAAGCATTCCTACACTTGGCGCTGAGTCTATAGTTTTTATACGCCCCACCACTAACGTTAAGGTGTTCGCGTTTACTACTCAGAGTGCCATTATCTTTTACTCGACTAGCGCTTACGTCACTATACAATACAAAATATTTAGATTGGTAGAAAACATCAGCGGGTTAGAAACAGGGTACGGCCTTAACATTTATAAGTCAGGCGGCAATGAGCTGGCTTTTTCATCCAATGCTCTAGCTGCACGGCTTCGTGCTATTTTGCAAAACGCAGGGACGTCATACTCTGGTAGTAATCTGTGGGTATCGGCTAGCACCATTTTAGGAAAAGTTACTGTGGCTGGGAGTGGAACTATTAAAACGGTGAGTTTCTACTGGACAGGTATGAATTTTACCACAGGGCAAGTTACCACTGTATTAGAGCTTATGAGCCAACAACTTACGGACAGCCCACAGCAACCATATACATTAAGCTCTACGCCCAAGTGGTTAGTCGCAGAGTTTTAGAGGGGATTATGAAAACTTACATAGTAGTTAACAACGAAACCGGAGAGATTACACGCGGTGTAACTGTATCTGACCCTATGTACATGGGTAATGTGCCACATGACGCGGAGACTGAGACAGTACAGGAAATGCCTGACCTAGATGTTTCAACAGGCCAGTTGATGGAGTTTTACTATAAAGACAGCAACGGCAATTTTATAGAGCGTGGAGCGAGGCCGAGTAACAGCCACATATGGACTGCAAGTGGGTGGGGTATTGATTTAGTTGCAGCTTCAGCTGAGCTACGAGCACAACGTGATTATCTACTGTCTAGTAGCGACTGGACACAGATTGCGGATTCGCCGTTTGACGCTACCAAGAAAAACGAGTGGCGTGTTTACAGACAAGCCCTGCGCGATCTACCCTCTGCATATGTAACTGAACAAGATTTCACCAACATTGTATGGCCTGAGAAACCAGTATGAGTACATCTCAGCTAGTGCTGTATGACAAAGAGCGCGTAGGTGCATGGGTTGCCGAAGAAGTCGATCAACATGGCGGCTGGGGTAGTTTTTATGCGTTCGGTGCGGCCATCGACGACGAGCTAGTTGCAGGTGTTGTCATCAATAATATGAACGGTGCAAACGCAACTTGTCACATAGCGATCAAAAAACGTACTAAACTATTAATACCTTTGTTCAAGATTGTCTGTAAGTATGTGTTTCTACAGTGTAAACTTAAGAGACTAACGGGTATGGTACCAACAAACGAACCTCACATTATCGCGTTTGATAAGCATTTGGGGTTTGAAGAAGAGTTCGTAATGAAAGATGGCGCTCCCGGCGCTGATATGATGGTTTTAGTTATGCGACCTGATAATTGCAGATGGTTGCGGGAGGATTAAAATATGGGTGGTAAAAGCGCACCTGCACCCGATTACTCAGGTCTGGAAGCTCTCGGCAGAGAGCAATTAGCGTTCTCTAAGCAACAGTACGCGGATATGAAGCCACTTGCCGAGCAAGTCTTTGGTCAACAGATGGCGGCTCAGCAACAGCAGATGGACTTCGCTGCTGAAGATAGAGCTAGGTCAATAGGTGTCTTTAGGCCCTTAGAAGATCAGTTCATCCAAGAAGCGCAAGCTTTCAATACTGATGCCCGACGACAAGAGTTAGCTTCTCAAGCAGCCGCCGCATCAGCTAATGCCTTCCAGAACATTCAAGCACAACAAGCACGTGGTTTAGCCGCTCGTGGTGTAAACCCTAACTCTGGCGCTGCACGTGGCGCAGATAGAAGTGCCGCTCTTATGGCCTCAGCCCAACGTGCTAATGCTATGACGGGTGCTAGAACAGCTGCTCGCCAAGAAGGACGCGCACTGCAAGCTACTGCAATCGGTCTTGGTAACCCTCTCGCTGCCAACTCACTTAATGCATACGCTGGCGCTACTGGCGCGGGTACAGCAGGGCTTAACTCAGCAATGGCTCCCGGCAGTCAATACATGCAAGGTCTTGGTCAAGCAGGTCAAACCATGGGCAGCGTTGCTGGCATGCAGAACCAAGCTTACATGCAGAGTATAGCCACTAAAGGTGAAATGCTTGGTACTGCATTGGGTACTGGTCTTGGTGCTTATGGTGCGATTTCTGACCGCCGCCTCAAAGAGAATATCGAAGTTATCGGCGCTTACGAAG